CACTCTCCCTGTGTCTGCTGTGCGAGCGCAGTCTCGATCAAGCCGGCCAGCTTCTTGTCGGAGGTGCGCTTGTTGAATGGTACTGCCAGCTCGATGGCTTTGGCCTCCAGCTCCTCGCGGGTCGGTGCCGCATCGTCATCGACGACAGGCGCAACAGGCTCAGGTGCCGGAGCTGGCGCAGGCTTTGGCTTCTTGGCCGCCTTGACCACTGATGCTCGACGCTCGACAGGAGGTGTCGGTTTGGCAGGCATGCGCCTTTGCTTCCTGGTCTTGCGTCCCATCAGGTGGCGCGCTGCCAGTGGGCCTGCTGCCTCGATGGCCGCCTCCAGCGTCATGTGCCAGCCGGAAGCCAGCCGGATGTCGAGCTGGTTCTGATCATGCACCAGCATGAAGTTGTAGGAGTAGTGCGCGCGCTTGATCGCACCAGGTGCCCGGTAGAGGAAGCATGGGAACGTGGTCATTTCCTGGCCTTCGGTTTCTTGGCGGTCTTGGCCGCGGCCTTGAATGCTGCTGCGGTCGGCGCGCCCTTGGCGCCAGGCTTGCGCATGCGCTCAGGCGTCTCGCCTGCGGCCTTCTGGCGCTCGATGCGCTCGCGCTTGGCGTGGATGTTGGCGTAGAGGCCAGTCTTCACTTCTTGGCCTTCTTGGGCGCTTTGCTGGGCTTGCCGGCCTTCATCGCAGCCTCGCGCGCCACGTTCAGCGACACAGCGACAGCCTGCTTCTGAGGCATGCCCTTCTTCATCTCCTTGGAGATGTTCTTCGAGATCGACTTCTGCGAGTAGCCCTTGGTCAGCGGCATGGTGTTCTCCTTGGTGAAGGGGGGACCGAAGTCCCCCCATTCTTGCCGTCAGCTTACTGGTTGAACAGCAGGATGCCGGACATCTCGGGCTGCTTGTTCACGACGCCGAACAGCGTGTCCAGACGATACTTGATCGTCATGCTGTCGATGTCGTAGAACTTCTGCATCACCACTTCGATGCCGTTGTCGGTGGTGGCACGCATCACTGCGGCACCAGCGTCGGCCGGCACAGCGTAGCGCCCAGGCAGCAGCTCCAGCGCATCACGTTGCCAGAACACGTTGACGGCTGCGTCTTGTGCGTTCAGGAAGGTGATGGCAGCAGCAGCGTTCGGGGTCACGATCACGTTCTGATACTGGAGTTCAGCATCAGAGCCACCCTGGGCCGAGATGATCGGCGGGGTGATCACGAGATCGGTGCCACCAGCAGGCACGCTCACCACGCGGAAGGTCTTGGGCTGGCCAGTACCCTGCTTGGTGATGTGATGCACAGCTTCCACGCCGTCAATCGTGAACGCATCGCCAGCCTTCACACCGGCCGTCGCGTTGACGGTGATGGTCTGGAAGCGGTTGTCCACGTTCTGGGTCTCGCCGGACAGAGCCGTCGAGGTGGCCGCAGGGACGTAGTAGTTGTTGGCAGCAGCCTGCGTGTCGATGGTGACAGGAGCACCAGGAGCAGCAGCCAGCAGACGGTTGGCGTAGTCGAACTTGAAGGTCTCGAAACCAGCCACCATGCCGACGAACGAACGCTCGAAAGCGCTGTTCGACTTGTTGCCACCGAACGAACGTGCAGCAGTGCCAGCAGCAGCCGTGGCGATGTTGCCAGCGATGCCGTTGTAGTCACGGCTGGCCAGAGCCAGGTAGCGGTCATAGTTGGCCACGCCCTGCTCGTTCATGATGCTGTCGCACTCGGCCACGTCATCATAGGTGCCAGCAGGAGCGCCAATGTCGACCACCAGCGAGCCGAGGTTCGCCGCAGCGTTCATGATCGCCAGGTTGATGTCCGAGGCCAGCTTCTGCTTGGCAGCCTCGCCCAGACGGCCTTCCTGCAGTGCGTCACGCAGGTCAAGCGAAGTCATGGTCCAGGGCACCGTGCGGCTGAAGCCGATGGTGGCCGGAACAGCCAACTGCGTCATGTCCTGGTAGCCGGGGATCGGCGTGCCAGGCGTGGACGAGATCGACTGCGCGATGTAGGGCATCGGACGCCAGATGATGTCGTTGGTACGAGCCATCATCGTCTGGTCGGTGTTGTAGACGCTCACGTTGCGCGAGAGCACCAGGGCATCGTGGAAGCCTTCGAGCAGGTTCTCAAAGGCGACACGCTCTTCTTTGGAAAAACTATTGGCCATGATTGGCTCCTATTCAGAAATCAGTTGCGTGATGCTGCTTGCTTCTGCTTCTTGTACTGGAGCACCTTGGTGTAGTTCCCAGTCTTTTCAGCTTCAGCTCGCAGCCGTTCAAGGGTTGAGTCCACCGCTCCAGATGATCGGCCAGTTCCCTGGATGATGCGCTCCGGTGCGGGTGCTGCTCTGCGGTTCGTGACCTTCAATTCTTTCTCCAGTCTTGCCACCGCAAAAGCAAACTTCACGGGGTCGGTAATCTTTGCGAGGTCGGCTGCCTTCTTGGGGTTCTTCCCGAGTGCGTACACCACCAGCGCAGGGTTTTCAGCTCCTTGCAGGATCACGCCTTGCTGGGTGACGTTGAGAACCTCCTGGGCCATCGCCTCGGCATCCTCGTAGTCTCGGACCTTCAGCTCGGCCTTGGCCTTGCTGTAGCCCTCCAGCTTGGCCTGCCAGGCTTGATGCTGCTGCTGCTCTGCCATCCTGGCCTGTTCGACCATGAAGTCATGCTGCCGCTTGCGTTCATGCCAGGCGTCCAATGCCTGCTCGAACCTCTCAGCGTCGTAGTCGTGGTCCTCCAGCTTGGGCTTCGGTCCCAACTGCACTGGCTTGTTCTCAGGTGCAGTGGTTGCGAGCCTGGCTTCGAGTTCCCGAATCCTTCGCTCTTTTTCCCTGTTGGCCTTGCGTAGCTCTCGAACCCATTCAGGTGCTCGAACTTCCTCTTCGGGGGGTGGCGACTCCTCCCCTATGGAGACCACGACTTCGTCAGACTCTTCCGCATGCTCGTCATCGGAACCTTCAACCTGTCGGCCATCAGCGGCATCGTTCTCACTGACTTCAATCTCAACAGGCTGCTGCTCGTCATCTAGCACCGCGGCTTCGCCGCCGTTGTCGTTTTCTCCTGCTTCTGCCTTCAAATTCATCGTTGACCCCATCAAACTCACCCAATTTGAACGGCTGGGTGGTTGCCGTTTCCCACATTTTCACCCATTGCCACTCATCTGACAACGGGCTGCACCTCCTGGCCCATGACGGCCTGCTGAGTTGCTTCCAGGGCTGTGAGCGCCATGTTCTGTTCCTGCACGCCAGTCTTGGCCAGCGTCTCGGCCGTGCGTGCGCGAGACAGGCCGGCGTCGGCCACCGTTTTGACGGTATCTGCGCGCGCCTTGGCCGCCTTGGCAATCGCCTCCTCGGCCGCGGCCTGCAGGAAGATTTTGTTCGGGTCTTCGGGCTGGCCTTGCAGCTCGACCATCATCTCCTCTTGCTCCTGCTCGGTCGGCTGGACCACGCCCATGCGCACGAGCTGCTTGCGGAAGAAGTCGCGCACCTCTCCAATGCCCTCGCCTTCCATGTTCATCATGGCCATCGCCTGCAACACCTGCTTGGTCTGCTGGTCGTCGGTGATGGCCATCATGCCGGTGAGTGCGCGCACGGTCGCCGCACGCTTGCTGGAGCTGGACGGGCCGACATCGACGTTCACGTCGAACTTGGCACGGCTGAGGTCGTTCTCCATGACCACCTCGCCGGTCTCGCTGACCATCGGCCGCATCAGCTCGATCATGCCGACTTCCTCGGTCGAGCTGATGGTCTTCATCTTGCGGCCTTCCTCGACGTAGATGTCTCGCGCCATCGAGAGCCAGATTTCGCCGCAGCGCTTCATGCCCTTTGCGAAGTTGGACATGTAGATGAAGGTCTGCATGTCGATGCGGGTCTGAATCATCTCGACGGCCTTGCCGGAGATGTTCGAGATCATCTTGTCGCCGTTCTGCTGGCTGCCCAGGATGTCCTGCATGTCCTGCTCGGTGATCTGCAGCAGCGCTGCCATCGCCGGAGGGATCTGTGGGCTGCGTGTGTAGGCCACCGGGCCTGCAGCCTGCTGGCTTCCGTCCGGGCCGGTGATCGGGTTCACCAGCAGGTACGGGTAGTTGCGCAGGTTGTCGTCGGCCCACATGACCTGGTGGCCAGCGACCTGCTCAGGCATCAGGATGGGCTTCTCGACGCTGGACAGCGCCGAGATTTCGCCCAGCTTGCTGAGTTGCATGTTCTTCAAACGTTGGGCATCTTTCGCCAGGCGCACATGGCCCATGCAGCGCTCGACGTTGTCGACGAACCAGCGCTTGCCATAGACCGGCACGACCGGGATGCACTTGCCTGCGATGTAGCCGGCATCTTCCAGGATCTTGCCGCCCGACATGATGTACTTATGGACGCGACGCGACTTGACCTTGCGCTGTCGGACCTCCTGGCTGCCGATGGCCGCCAGCGTCTCTTCGAGCGCAGGATCTGCGTCGAAGTCGGCCTGTCGGTAGCGCTCTTCGGTGCCGTCGATGGCTCGGAAGATGCGGATGGTCTCGGTGACGTCCTCGACCTTGTAATACTCGGCCACATAGACCACGTCAGGCGTGCACCAGTCAAACTCGTACTGGTGGATGATCTTCGGCCAGTCGGTCGGATCGTCGCCCCACTCTTCCTTGTAGCTGGCGCGGGTCATCGAGGTGACCACGAAGGCGTAGCGCGCATCGGCCTTGTCCTGGCGCTTGGCGTTCAGGTCGAAGAAAACCGACGAGTCAGCGTCGAAGATCGGTTCGATGCGGATGCGCTGCTTCTCGTTCTCCTCGTCCTCCTCGTCCTCGTAGACCGTGCGCAGGCGCCAGGCACCGAAGCCCCCGCCCACCGCCTCCTCGAAGGCGTTGTCGTACGCCTCGTCGGCCACCGAGTCCTGCTCGTCGGCACGGTAGAGGCCGTCGCAGGTCTCGGCCAGCTTGTCGTCGCCGTCTTCCTTGCTGACGAAGTCGACCGTGATGCGGTTGTTGCGGTACTCGTTGATGATGCGGATCACCGACAGGTGGATCTTGTTGACCTCGAACCTTGGCTTGTTCTCGTAGACATCCCAGAGTGGTCCTTCCCACTGGCTGCCGGCAAGGCTGTAGAAGCGCCGGTCCTGCAGGCACTGCAGGCGCTCGTCGCGCAGAGCAGTCTGGATGTCGTTGAACTGCGTCAACGCATCGGAGTGGAGGTTTGCCAGATACTGCTCTTTCGACATGCGTG